GTTCCCGCCGAAACCCTGCTTGGCGATGTCGACAATCTGCTTGAGCACGCCTTTGTCGCGGATGTCGACCCCGTAGGTGGCCTTGATCTTCTCGCGCGCTTTGTCTTGCGCACCCTTGACGAACAACCGAACCAGGCCAGCCACTGCGCCTATCCCGGCACCGATGGCCGCGCCGATCGGGCCGCCGAACTTGTAGCCGATCATGGCGCCGCCAGCTGTGGTCATCGCCAGGCCGGAGAGTCCGCCACGCTGGAGGCCGTACATCGCGAGCATGGCTCCGCCCATGAGTGCCGCGTTCGACTTGCCGATGGCGGAGAGCTTCTGGCCCATGGTCGCGGCCTCCCACGTGGTGGCCACACCGGGCGCAAGTTGTACACTGCCGCCGATGCCGGCGAAGGACTTGAGGTTCGCGAGCGTCGCGCCCCATCCGGCCTTAGACAGCATTCCGCCAGTTCCTGCGGCGCTCCCGCTTGGAACGAACGGAGGCGTGGCCCCGGGCATCGAGGTCCCGCCGAATACCGGCACTGCGCCGATGCCTAACATTCCGCCAAGCCCGCCCAGCGCGCCGCCTCCGCCGGCCGACGCCTGCGCAAAGCCGACCCGCTGTCCGGTGAACAACTGCATCAGCATCGCGGCCACGCGCGACGTAACGACATCCTTGATGGCAGTCAGCAGTGCCGTCTTGAGCGAATTGCCGATCGCCGACCAGACCGACTGCGAACGGGTCAGCAGAGCATCGAACACGCCCTCCGCTTGCCGCTTGAACGAGTCGAAGATGCGCTGGTTCTGGTCGCGGACGATCTGCGCCTGGCGAATCGTGGCACTCTCCCGCGCTCCTTGCACCGCTGCGTCGGTCGCCTCCTGCTGGAACCGCCTGATCTCATCGCGTTGTGACGTCAGTTCGGCTATCCGCGCCTGGATCTCGTCAACCCGATAGCCCAGTCGCTTGAGCGTGGCTTCTTCCTCCAGCACCATTCGGGATGTTTCGAGGTCAAACAGTCGCATCCGGATCTCATGCACTCGGTGGATGTGCTCGATCTCGATGGCCGCCTTGCGTTGTTCAACCGCTACTTTCTGTTCGATGGTCTGCGCATCGCTGGCATCGAGGGCCCGCAACTGCGCGTCGCGAACAAAGCCGGCGCGCCGCTCCTCGAAGCCGTATACCGTTTCGATGTGCGCCAGATTCGCCTCGGCGATCCGGGCGTTGTTGGCGAGCCGCTCCTGGAACTGCTTGGCCTCAAGTTCACGCCGGCGGTTGTCCGCCTCTTCCATCTCCTTGATGTAGTCGCGGAAGTACTCGACGGTGTTCTTGTGCAGCTCCTCTTTCCATGCGGCCAGCTTGTTCCGCATGATCTCCAGGACGGACTGCCACGCCGCTTGGGTGAGCGGCGCGACCTGTTCGGAGCCGTTCTTGTCCAGGTACGTGGTGCCCTTCTTGATGCGGGTGTTCATCTCCGCCACGTCCCGCGCGTAGCCGGTCAAGCCCGACTTCCGGGACGCGACGGCTTCATCTTCGAGTTGCAGGGCGAACTCAGCCTGCTTGCGTGCCCGCTCCTTGGCAGCCTCGCGCGCTTCTTCCTCGGCGCGACGTTCAGCCTCGGTCTTCTGCTTCTTCCCGAACACCAGGCGGAAGCCCTTGTCATCCCGCTCGATTGTGGCGAGCCCAGCGGGGCTCTTCCAATCCGCGGGGATCTCGTCCTCGAAGCCGGGGATCACCTTGCGGCGACCGAAGAAGGCGTCCTTGATTTCCTGCTCGGTGTAGCCCGCCTTCTTGAGGTCGTCGACCGACTTGCGATCCTTCGTGATGGCGTTGCGGATGGTTGCACCCCGGATGTCCTGCTCCATCGACTTCTGCTGGTTCTGGAAGTTCTGATACTGCTCGTATCCGACGAAGCCCGCAGCGGCGATCAGCATGCCGCCGGCGATCCACGGACTTAGCGCCATCGCGGCATTCAGCGCCAGCACGGACGTGCGTGCCGCCGCCATCCAACTTATGAACTGACCGACAGCCGCGCCCACCGCAGTCGCGCCGAAGATTTTCACGAAACTGGCGATCTCGCTCGAGTTCTTGCGAACCCACTCGAGCGACTCCGACAATACTTTGATGAGCTTCGAGAACTCAGGCAGAAACTGTTCGCCCAAGGCGTTCTTTGCTTCCTGCCAGAGTCGCGTGAGCGAGGTCATCTGCTTCCCGGCAGTACCCATCGCCGCCTCATAGACGCCCCGGATCTTGACGCCCTCCTGGAGGACCCGGTTCAGCATGGCCTCGCGCTTCTCGGCCTCCGATAGGGCGTGGCCGCGCTTCTTCGTTTCCTGCTGGATCACCTGCTCAAGAGACACCTGCAGACCCATCGTGTGAAGAAGCTCGGTCTGGCCGGTTGTGATTCCTTTGATGATGTTTTCGAGCGCTTCCGAGGAGTTGACGCCGGAGATAACGGCGGCATCCTGCGCCACCCGGGCGAGGTCCGTCGCCTTCGACAGATCCAACTCTGCGAAGACCATCCGCTGCACGACGCCATGAGCTTCCTGGGTGGACACGCCGAGTTGCTTGATGCGGTCCACCAGGCGGTTTACGGAGGCGGCGTTGTAGTCGTTGACCTTCGCCAGCTGATTGGTGACCACGCCCAGGGTCTGCGTGCGCGCGGCATACTTGACGATTTCGGTGCCGTACTCTTTCAGCCATCCGACCGCCCGCTCGAACGCGTGGCCCAGAACCGTGCCCGCCGCCGCGCCCTTCACCATCGAAGCAGTCAGCCCGTCGATTCCGGCCGACGCCCCACGTGCGCTCTTGGCGGCAGCCGCCTCCATGCTTGACAGGCTGGAGTTGACGCTCTTAATAGACGCATTGGCCCTGTTCGTGTCGATTTCGACGACGAGTTCGAGCTTGTTATCGGCAGCCATCAGAGTATGAGTGGTATCGCGGGTGGTACCATGTAGGTGTGTCGAACGCGAGAAAACTCATCGCCAAAATGCGCCGTAATCCGCGCGACTGGCGAATTGAGGACCTCAAGGTCGTCGCCGACAGTCTGGGCATCGATCACGATCAGCATGGGACCAGCCATGTCGTGTTCCGGCATGCCAAGGCGGGACGGCTCTCCGTCCCAGCACATCGGCCCATCAAGCCTGTGTACGTGCGGCTGTTTGTGGACTTAGTTGACCGAACAGGTGAGAACAATGAAGATTGACAAGACGCTCATCAACTCCTACCCGTTCACCATTCGCCCACTTTCGGAAGAGGACGGTGGTGGGTTCGCGATTGAATATCCGGATCTTCCTGGCTGCATCTCGGATGGAGACACGCCGGAGGAAGCAATCAAGAACGGGTACGATGCCGTCAAATCGTATCTGCTCAGTTGCGCCAAACATGGTGATCCGATTCCAAAGCCGAGCGAAGCGAGTGGCCAGTGGCGGCAGCGTGTTCCACGAAGCCTGCACGCGCGTTTGGTCGCGCGGGCGAGGCAGGAAGGCGTCAGTCTCAACACTCTTGTGACTGCAATGATCGCCGAGGGGCTTGGCAAGCGGCGAGCTTCATAGGTGCCCGCCGGTTAGGGAGTCTTGGCCTGCATCTTTTCGAGATCATGCTTCCCGCACTCCTCGTCGAGAATGAGGATTGTGCTGAACTCGTCCGCCCCGATCTCTTGGAGGCCGATTCGCGCGCCGAGCTTCAGCGCTGCCCTAAGGTCTACCGCTCGCTGGATTAACAGTCCAGATTCAGAGGTCTGGGCGGCATCCAGTTCGTCCAGCGGGCAGTGGTCGCACCTCCCACCTTCATCCGGAGCGTCCGGGCAGAGGCCGGGATCGCACAGTTCCTCGCGACGGAGCGCCCAATGGATCAGAAACCGAAGGGAGGGCTGCTCCGGCCACTCCCCGGGTGTCAGTTTGGGTCGCCGGTCTCCTGGAAGACCGCATCGAGGGCGTCGATCGCGGCTTTGACGGCGATGGCTTGGTGGATGATCGGGACCTCGGCGGCGTAACCCTCGGACGACTGGATCAGCTTATTGAACAGGGTTGCCGCCGGGGCGAGGTTGATCACCAGTTCCTGGCGGTTGTAGGGCAGATCGAGCACGCGTGCGAAGCCGCGCCGGTATTCAAACACGTCCTTCGCCGACGGCATCCGCAACTCGTGGGCGACAGTGCCACCGAGGACACGGAGCGTCACGCGGAAGCCGTCACCAATCGAGGCGACGTCATCCACCTCCGCCTGGCTAAGTTGTTCGATAACGCGGCTGGCCTCGAAGGGATCGACAACCGGCCCCTCGTCCTCGCCGACTCTGATCTTAGCGAGCAGTGCGCCATCGACGTCCTGGGAATCCGGAATGGTGGTCTCCGAAACGCCCCGTCCCAGCTGCTTCACGATCACCTTGCGCTTGCGCTGGCGGTCGATCCACTCCTCGTCGGTCGGGAACCGCACTCGGATTGTCTTCATGCCATCCGGCGTCCGGAGGTTCACCGTCACCGGGCGGCTCGCGTCAAATACAGCAGTCTTCGTTTCCATAGAGGTTGTTCCTTACTGGCAAATGCTGTCCACGCCGCACTTCGCCACGGCGGAGACGATTCCGTTGGTTGCGTCCCACATCGGCAGGCAGTCGACCGCAATCGTGACGATGCCGTCGGTCTCACCCAGTTCAGCGGTTGCGAAGGATACCTTCTGCCAAGTGATATCAAGGGCGTTGTTGGCGTCGTAGCTGAGGCCGATCACCGCCGTGCCGGTGGACTGGTTCTTCAGCTTCGTCAGTTCCGTCGAACCGTTCTCGAACCGCGCGACGAATTTGAGCATGCCTTGCCGGTTGCCGAACTCGAGGCGGCCGCGGATAGCGCCGCTCGGGCCGTCGCCGGGCGTCTGGAAACCGGAGCCGGGATAGAACCCGCCATCCATGCGGACGTTGTTCTTCCACGACGACTCCAGCGAGACAATGTTCTTGTTCGAGACGTAGTTGACGCCGTTGATCGAAAGCGACAGCGACGCCGACGGGAGGAGCTTCTCCACGGTCGCCGCCGGCATGGTGATTGCCGAAGGCTCCGTATACTTGCCGGAGCCGACAAATTCGACGGTGATCTTCGAGTTAGCGCGGCCCGGGCCCGAGCCGATCGTAATCGTCCAGCCTTCCACTACGCAGCCGACCGCCATGCGATCGACCACCACGCCGGCACCCGGGCGGATCTGCTCGACAAAGCTGAAATACGGCAGTTCGGCTGAGTCGCCGTTGGCCGGCATAAGCGGCGTGCACGTATAGGTGAGGTTGGGGAGTGTTCCAGACTTGACCACCTTGCCGAGCCCGTACGCCATGGCCCACGCGCCGATCTCCGCGCCGAGGTACTTTTCGAGCGTCCCGTTCACGTCCCAGGAGGTCTGGAACGATTGCGTCGGAAACTCGTGGCCTTTGCCGAACTCTTCGGCGTCGTTCTCGGTGTTGAGCTTCGGGTTCGCGAGCGTAGCATTCAGCTTGCGCAGTTGCCACATCTGCACGGCGGTGTTTGCCGTCGCGATGTCGGCCTGCTTCTGTTTACCGAAGCAGATCTGGAGTTCTTGGAGTCTCGTCGTCGACATGGTTCTCTTTCTCCGGTGGCGGGCACTGGCTCCAGCCAGCGTTCATCAAGGGCACGAGCACCGTGGGCGTCGCCTCCACTTCGCGTGGTTCGCCGAGCCCGTGCGGGGGCTTCATCCAAACGGTTTCAGTCATCTCCCATCTCCGTGAATGTCAGCGGCACCTCAAAGTAATCGAGACCCTCCGCGTCCGTCTGCCGCTGAATGAGTGGCAGGTCCATCGGGTGGCAGGACGGATGCACGCTGCTGTAGAGCATCGGCGCGGTGCCTGACGCCGGGATGCCCTTCGTGATCAGCCGGAACAACCGGTAGTAGGCGGTCGGCGGATCGCCGTCAAAGGTTTCAGGTGCGCGCAGATACAGCGTGACCTGATGCTTCCAAACGTCGACGGTGCCGAAGCTGCCCGGCTGCGTACCCTGCCAGACGGCCATGATGCCTGGCGCCGGCATGGTGTGAATCGCGTTGGCGAGGCTCGATCGCTTCGGATACTGGTCATGGTAGGCGTAGATCCGTTCCGGATCACCGCCCATCTCCGTCACGAGGTCGGGGATGTCCCGCAGCAGCGTCACCAGGCGATCGACGAGATCTGAAGGGTCAATCATCGCTGCTTGCCCCCCAGCATTCGTTCAATCACTATCCGTGGTTTCATCTCGATCAGAATGCGGCGAGTCGCCTCGGTCACCGCCGACCGGTTCTTGGGCGACAGCACCACCCAAGGCTCGATCTTCTGGTTGATCCAGGCCTTGATGCGATCCTTGCGCGTGCTGAGGCTCGCCTTGGCCTTGTTCTCGCTCACGGTCCGGACCATGAAGTTGCGCAGCATGTCGCCGGTGAGCGACAGCGTGCGCCGGTTGCCTCTCCCGAGCTTCGTCTTCCGAATGGCGTAGCGCTTGGTGAGCGGCTTGGCCGGGTTGTCGGCGGGCCCCTGCGCCGCGGACAAGCGGTTCTTCAACGCCGCCACGCCGACGTTGCCCACCTTGAACATCTGGTTCTGGCGGAAGTTCAGCAGGTCGAGCCGGAGTTGCTTCTTCTGATAGACCCGAACCGTCGCCATCGCTATACCTGCCGCATCCGCAAAACGGCGCTTCCGCTCGTGTCTGCTTCGATCTCGAACACCTTGTAGGTGGTGCCGTCGATGACTACCTCGTCGCCTCGTAGCGGGGGAGTCGGCAGGTCAGCCAGCCGAACGAACAGCACCGCATAGACGCCGGGAGAGGCGTCTTCGGGTTCTCGCGTGGATTCGAACACTCCTCGGATGGTGGTCTGCCCACCCGCCTGCGGCAGGTACGTGACGTCCTTGCCGAACACGCGCAGGCAGGCCTCGTCCATCCGGGCTGTCGATTCCGCGAAGCTCATCAGGCGATGAACGCTCCATTGAGCCGCACGCGCCCCGTCGCATCGCCATCGGCCGCAGCCTTCACCGCGACACCAATCAGTTTGTTCGTGGCGACCGTCTTGGTGATGCGCTTGTTGGTGTTGTCCCAATAGATGAGGGCGCCTTGGCTGAATCCGGTGCTGGCGCCCGTCTCGCGCGTGAGGTCGAAGACGCCGGCGACCTGAAACTCGCCTTCTTCGCCGTTGCCGTAATCGTTGGCCGCGACGCCGAAGACGGAGCCGACCAGTGCCCCACCGCCCGAACTGACGGCATAGGGCGCAGTGAGCGTGAGGGTTTCACCCTTCTGTACGTAGTTCTTCATGTCCAGTTCTCCTTAGCTGCCGACGTTCTTCTGCATGCCGCGCCAGTCGATAGCCTTCGCGCCGAAATCGAGGCGCGCCCGAATCTCGACGCCATCGACGTCGAATCCATACCGCGATTCCATCGAGACACCGTCCTGGCCTTCGAGGTAGGCGTACTCGATGGTGTCGATCTGATCGGGAGAGGCAAACAGATACCAGGCCGACGTGCTGGCCGCATCGAGCCGCGGTTTCGCAATTGGCGTCAAAGCCCGGATATAATCGGGCACCTGATCCGATGCCTTTGTCGGCACGATATTCGGTGCGATCAGCTGAGACGCAGTGAGTTGCAGTGCCACCGGGACGGCCACGTAGCGCGGCTGAATGTTCAGCACCGTGATGCCGTCGAGGCCCTTCTGCTTGGCCATTGTCGCCATACCGCCCCCGAGCCCCGTGAGAGCAAGAGCACTCGTGCCGCCAGAGTTGAGGTTCGCGTGCGTCGCATGGAACAGCGCCACACCGTCGCCCATGTTCGGATTGCCCGTGACGATGCCCCACACGGTATCGCTCTCGAGGGTCGCCGCCGCCACGCCAAAACCGGCCGGGATGCGGGTGAAAGCGCTCAGATCGTCATTGATGATCACTTGACGGGTGATCGAGACGATCCGGCCATAGGTGGCGAGCTTGTAGGTCTCCTTCGATTCGGCGATCGCCCCATGGGTGAACTCGCCCTTCTCGTTCACCTTCTGGAGCGACGGCGCCTCACCAAGCTGCACCGCGTTGATGTTCTTGAAGTCCACCGCCGAACGCCGGCGCGAGAACGGCAGGAACGTGCGCGGGTACGCCTCATACGCCTGACGCAGCGTCTTGTTGGCGACGTCGGCGAGGATGTTCGGGAAGTCGGAGGTCGAGAGCGCAAGCTTCGCCACCTCGTGACGCGGCATGCGCCGGGTGGCGGTGCCCGAAGCGTCAAGGCATTCGCGGGCGAGATCAATTAGGGTTTGCCCCGTCCAATCGCGACCCAGGTCATCCCGCAGCGGAAACACCGCTGGATCGTGGCGGTGCAACAGAGCGGCAGTGATGCCGGCGCGGCGCGTGTCGGCCTGATCACGCGTCACGACAGCGGCTGCACTGCGGATCGGCGTGGCATCGCTGCGGTTGGCCAGTTCGTCCAGCGCAATCCGGCGGAACTCCTCGAGCGAGGTGCCCGCGCCGATGTGCTGCGCGACCAGCTTCCCGTCGAGGCCCGCGGCGCGCCCGACCTTCTCCAGTTCCTGGATGCGCGTGCGCTCGGCCAATGCTGCGGCCTGACGCTCGGCATCCACGTTGATCTCGGCGCGGGCCTGTTCGCCCGTGTCGATGACAGTGGTTTCGTCCATCGTCTGCTCCTTTGGGCTTTCGGCCCGTCCAAATCGAAATCCAGCGCCCGGGTCGGCGCCGATGGGCACCAGCGAGATCTCCTCCGGCTCCCAGTCGGTGACGAGCACCTGGCGCAAACTGGCGCCCTTCGGCGTCACATCCTCGACGGCATGAATGGCCACGCCCATAGAGGCGTTGCGCAGAATGCCGTCCTGCACGTCCTGCCAGATCGAGTCCACGTCGGCGCGCTTCGAGAAGCGGATCGTCGCTTTTCCGTGTCCGTTCTCGACCCACGCCTTGGTGATCACGCCGATCACGTCGTCGACGGTGAAGTCGCGGTGGGAGTTCAGTAGCGGCGCCGATCCGCTCGCCATGCGGCCCATGCGGATCGACTGAGGCTCCATGGAGAAGCGCATCTCGAAGGCGCCACGCCCATCGAAGCGGCGCACGGAAGCGCCGGTATACCAAGTGAGCGTGGCGGTACGGTCTTCGCGCCCGGCTGGCGACAATGCTTCGAACTCGGCCGCCAGCCGTTCGCGCGTGATCTGTTCTGTCATTGGTTTAGGTCCTTTTGTTGCGTGCCGGTCTGGGTCACTCGCCGCGGATCGCAGTCGAGGATGATGCCGCGCTCATCGAGCACCCGGTTGATCTCGGCGATCTGGTCCAGTTGCGCGTCGGGGTCGTTGCCCTGTTCGGCGATTGCCTGGCGCAGGGTGAGCGTGCCCGTTCGCAGCCGGTTGAGTGTCGCGACCGAGTCCTTGTAGGGGTCGACACTGCCGAATCCAGGCGGCGTCCACTCGGCGGGCACCGCGTCTGGATCGCTCACAAAGCCGGCGATGTTCGCCACACGGGTGAACCGCTGCCAAACCGGCGTGCAGAACATCGGGATGAAAGTCAGCCAGCGGAACCCTTCAATACCATTGCGAAAGCTGAGGAGCCCAGCCCGGTAGCTCGAATAGTTCACCCGCGAGAGGTCGCCGGTGAGCTGCTCGTAGGTCAACTGGAGGCCCGTCGCGATTTGCGCCTGCTTGGCGGCGATGAAGTCACGATAACCAGCCGATGCCGACGGCGCCGCGAACGAGATCTCCTCGCCGGGCTTCAGGTACTCGATCATGCCGGGCTCGAAGCTTTCGACCCGCTTCCCCGTTGCCGGATCCGGCGTCGCCGGCGCGATCGTCGGCCCCTCCGGTCCCTGAGGCTGCGTGACGAATGCTGCAAAACACGCCTCGATCTTCTTCCGGACCAGTTCGGCTTCCTCGTACTCGTCCAGATCGCGGAGCGTCACGATGACGGGTGCGAGCCATGGGACGCCGCGAACCTGACCGGGCCGGTCTTTCCTGTAGATATGGAGAACCTCGGAGGCCGGCACACGAACCGACTGCAACCCGAGGCCTCCCCGGACGCCAGTCTGCACGATGTCGCCCGGGTGCTGCCCAAACAGCCAGTAGTAAACGCGCCGCCCGACAAGATCGAATTCGACGCCCTGGATGATGTAGCCGGAGGCCGTCTTCTGCGTCTTCGTTTGGTCGAGGAAGTCCGGTTCCAGCACCTGCAACTGCAGCGGGATCGCCAAACCGTCTCCTGCGCGGCGTTGCCGGAAGCGAACGAGGCACTCGCCGCTCTCGAATACGGTCCTTGCCACAAGCGCCTGGATGCCCGAGAAGTCGAGTTGCCCGTCCGCATCGCACTGTTCCGCCCACATGGACCAGGCTTCGTTGATTCGCCGATCTTGTTCCGGCTTCCCACTACGTGCCTGCACCGTGATGCCGGTACCGACCGCATTACCAACAATCTCTGCCACAGCCCGCGCCGCGTACGCGTTATTCCGGATCAGATCCCGCGAGCGTTCCCGCAGCTTCGACAGGGCAATCCCGATCTCCGCGTTGGCCGAGTTGCCCGCCGTCACCCATCCACCGGTACGCCGGTCATTGCGCGCACCTTCATAGGCCA